GGAAGTTTATCAGCGGGTATATCTCTAATAAAAGAATATGATATTTTTGCGTGCGAAAAATCATTAAATTTAAAACATGAATATCAATATTATATATGGGAAGAGCTTAAGGACGGAACAAAAACTAATAAGCCAAGAGACAAATTTAATCATTTGATGGATGCACTTCGTTACGGTATGTACACGAGATATTCAAATAAAGGAGAATTTTTTGTCTATTAAATAAATTATTTATTTTATATAACTTTACAAAAAAAAATATATGCCTACATTTTATCAAAGAATACAGTCAGCATTAAAAGCTTTTTCACAAAATACTTCACCAGAGTATAACAGGGCTGTCTATAGTTACATTGGTAATGGTAATATATCTAACAATGAGAATGATGATAATTACATTAGGAAAGGTTATCAAAAAAATCCTACAATATATTCTTTAATAAATCTAATAACTAAGACCGCAGTAGCCGTTCCGTTTATTATTTATGAAAAAAAGGATGAAGATGCACTCAAACAATATAAGGCTTTGACCTCTGGCATAGTTAATGATGATTCTTTAATCAAAGCCAATATGATAAAAAAACACGCTTTGATAAAAACAGAACACACACCCTTACATGATATATTGGATAGACCAAACCCTGCTCAGAGTTATGCAACCTTTATGACAGAAGTAATTGCATTTGGTAAGCTTACAGGTAATAGATTTATTTATGGCATAGGACCAGATACTAGAGAAGGAAAAGTATTCAATGAACTTTATGCACTTCCTAGTCACCTCGTAGAGATTAAAAGCAATGGAATCTTTGAGCCTGTGAGTAAATATTGTATGAGTTATGGAAGGAATCAATATGATATTGAGGCTGACGATGTATTGCATATTGCAGATTTCAACCCTGATTATGATGGTAGCGGCTCACATCTATATGGGCAATCACCTCTCCTTAGTGGACTACGTTCTATGACAAGTAATAACGAAGCTGTAGAAACAGGATTAAAATACTTACAAAATCAAACAGCAAGAGGCATTTTAACAAGTGAAGATGAATCACTAACACCAACACAGGCACAACAATTAAAAGATGCCTTTAGAAGAAATTACCAAGGCTCACATAATGCCGGAGATGTGATTGTAACACCTAAGAAACTAAGTTGGACCAACTTTGGATTAAGTGCAGGCGACTTACAGCTTTTAGAAACTTATAACGCAAGCATCAAAGACTTATGTAATATATTTAGTGTGCCTGCAGTTCTCTTAAATAATATGGAATCTAGTACGTATAATAATATGAGAGAAGCAAAAAAAGCGTTGTATCAAAACTGTGTAATACCCGAGTTAGATAAATTAAGAGATGAACTTAACAGATGGCTTGTGCCTTTATATGGTGAAAATCTTTTTTTAGATTTTGATTATAATTCAATATCAGAACTACAACAAGAGCAAGAAAAAATTGTCTCACAATTATCTCAATCTTACTGGTTATCAAATAATGAAAAAAGGATGGCAATGGGCTATGGCCTTGATGAGGAAAAAGAAATAATGAATGACTTTTTAGTACCAAGTAATCTAATACCTATAAGTGATTTAGATTTAGGCTCTGAAAAGAATTTTTTTGAAAGTGCTGTTGTTGAAAAACAAGAAATGAATGAGAGGTTAAGGAAAGCTTTAAAAAAGAAAGCTGACGACCACAACGAAAGCGTAACATCTAAAACAAAAAAAACTAATGTTAGAACTTTATTTGCTGTTTACAAAAGAGGTGTTGGGGCCTATAGAACTAACCCAGAATCAGTTAGACCAACAGTAAATAGTGAACAACAATGGGCGATGGCCCGTGTAAATTCTTATATTTATGCCTTAAAAAATGGTAAGTTTAGAGGTGGTAAACACGACACAGATTTATTTCCAGAGGGTCACCCATTAAGTTCAAAAGGTAAAAGTATTGATTTAAATCATAAAAAATTAGTACCGGGCATGACAGATGTTTTTACAACTCAACAAGAAGCAGAAGAAAGAGCAAGAGAACTAGGAGGGAGTGGCTCTCATTCACATAGCTGGGATGGTGAACAAGTTTTTATGCCATTTGAATCACATGATGAATACAATGAAGCTGTCTCTAACGAAAAAACTCATTACGATGATGACGAAGAAGAAAGAAGAAGAAGGAGAAGAAATAAAGACTTATCAGATGAACATTATGACACCCCTGATGAAGCAATGGAAAGAGCTAGGCAAATAGGTTGTAGTTTGACCCATAGTCACAACACAGAAGATGGAACTGTTTATATGCCATGCAGAGATATGGATGAACTTGAACAAGCTTTAGGGACAGAAAAACAAGAAACCTATGGGGGTTATCCTAAGAAAGCTATTGCAAATGCAGAAAGAGCAATCAAAGTAAATGATAAGTATAATAATCCTTGTGCTACAGCTGTAGGAAAACAGAGGGCTCAAGATATTGTTTCCAATAGAAGTTTTAGTTTATCTGTTTTAAAAAGAGTTTTCAGCTACCTCTCAAGAGCTAAAGAGTATAACACCGGCACTTATGAAAAAGATGACAAGCCTGTATGTGGCACCATTAGTTATAATCTGTGGGGTGGTGATGCTATGCTTAATTGGTCTGAAAGAAAGCTGAAACAAATCGAGGAGTAATGCCTTTACCTAAGCCTAACCGCTATGAATCAAGAGATGAGTATATTTCTAGGTGTATGGCTGACGACACAATGAATGAGGAGTACCCTAGAAGAACACAAAGACTCGCTGTATGTAATAATATTTTTTCCGATAAAGAGCAAAAGCAGTTCAATTTTTCATTAAGAAAATTTATCAGAGCCTTCAAGGTTGGTTATCAAAAATTATTCAGACAATCTGAAAGAGCAAATTTTCGTGTTGCAAAAGATTTTTATAGAACAGGATTTGATAATGCTATAGATGATTTTCTAAAAAATGGCATCAAAGACAAAGAATCTTATGAGATTTTTTTCCAAAAAACAGAAATACAAAATATGTATATTAGTATTTATACTACCACAGGATTAACATTTTATAATTGGTATAAAAAAAATTACGAGACCTTCATTGGAAAACAAGAGGAAACAGATAATATAGTTGAAAATTTTTTTCAAAATTATGCTATCAATAGTACGTTTACTAAACAGACTTCTGTGCAAGCAACAGTTATAAAAAATATTGAAAATATCTTTTCTAAATTTTTACAAGATGAAGATTTTGTAAAAGACTCTTTTGAAGGAAAATCTAGAAGGCTACATAAACAACTTGATAAGAGAGCCTTATGGGAATCTAGAAGAATTGTTAAAACAGAAACCACATTAGCATCTAACCTAGGTGTAAATCAAGGTGCCTTATCTGTTATGAAGCCAGAGCAAATGGTAAAGAAATGGATATTAGGTGGTAGTGTAGACCATAGAGAGGGCCATGTCGCACTTGACAGAGAGGGCCCGATACCTTTTGAAGATTCTTTTGTGAACCCAGTAACAGGTAATATTTTGCCGTATGCAGGCCAAGGTCCTGCAAGTGAAGTAATAAATTGTTCTTGCTATGTAGCACCTATTCCCAAACGTTCAGAATACCTCTTTAATGGGAATTAAAAAAAATATTAAAAAAATGTACTATTTTTGAATTTAAAATAACGTTATGATTTTATATAAACAAGCACCGATTGGTGACATTGATGAGAAAGCAGGCGTAGTCAAGGGCTATGGTTCTGTATTTGGCAATAGAGATAGTGATGATGATGTAATTGAAAGGGGGGCGTATGCTAAAACAATTAAAGAGAATGGTAAGAGAGTAAAATATATCTATCAGCACGACATCACAAAACCTATTGGAAAGATGTCTGAACTATATGAGGATGAAAAGGGATTAGCTTTTACTGCAGAAATACCTAAAACTACATTAGGAAAGGATGTAATTGAATTAATTAAAGCAGGTGTCATAACAGAAAATAGTGTTGGTATCATGCCAATAGTTAAAGACTATAAAGAGGAAGAAAAAACAAGATATATAAAAGAAGTAAAATTATATGAAATATCTGCTGTAACAATAGCTGCAAATGACCAAGCTATGATTAATGATGTCAAAAGCGAGGAAAAAAGACAGTTAGATATTAACAAGAAATTTGATGCAATAAATAAATTATTAAGAGATGGTAACATTTCTGATGATTTAGGATATGCCATTGAATACCAGCTTCAATGTTTGAAAACTGATATGAGTATCACAAAGCCGGCTGTAGAAGTCACTTTGCCGAAAAAAGAGAGTACAAGCGATGAGGTTTTTAAATTTTTTTTCAACCGTTTAAATAATTTTAAAAATGAGTAGTATAGACGAAAACACTCAAGAGCATCTCAACAAACTCGCTGACTTAATCGATGAAAAGATTGAGAAAGCAGGGAAGGCATCTAAAGATAATTTAGAAGGCAAAGTTGATGAGGTGGTTAAGGGTGAAGTACAAAATCTCGTTAATAAATTTAACGAGGACACAGAGGCTCTGAATAAACGTATTGATACTTTTGAAGTTGAAAATAAAAAGAACAACTTCAACAATACTTTCACGAGCAAGAAAGAAGCGTTTAATGACGCTATCGAGAAAAGCGAATCTCTACAGGCTATGAAAAGTGGCTCAAGAGGTAACGCTTCTATGGAAATCAAAGCAGACGTTTTAATTTCTTCAGATTTTGCAGGTGCAAGTTCTGCTAGAGATGCGACTGGTGTATTACGTGTAGATGGTATCAAAAGAGACCCATCTAATGTAACAAACATGATGGGCATTATACCTGTTGGAAATACAGATTCTAACGTTATTAGATACGTAAAAGAGTCTGCATATACTGACAATGCTGCTAATACAGCAGAAGGTTCTGCACCAACAGATTCAGAATTCCAGTTAACAGCTGAGGACGCAGTAGTTCAAAAGACAACTGCAGTAATGACTATATCCCAAGAGATGTTGGAAGATACTCCGGGCCTTAGTTCTTACCTTTCTCAAAGATTACCTGCAAAAATCAGTACGGTAATAGATGACCAACTGATTGGAGGCTCTGGAAGTTCACCTAATTTATTAGGTTTAATGAATGGTGGTACAACTTTCGCTGCAGGTGGTTTTGCAAATGCTATTGAATCAGCTCAAGAACTTGATGTTCTTTATGTAGCAATGAATCAATTGGCACTTGCTAATTACGCTGCTAATGGAATCGTATTAAATCCAACTGATTTTCATAAGATAGCACTCTTAAAAGACACAACGAATGAATACCTTAGAGGTAACTCTTTAGTGTCTGCAGATGGCTTCTTTAGGATTAATGGAGTACCTGTTTACATGAATAACAAGATGGCTGCCGGTAACTTTGTTGTTGCTGATTTTTCACAAGCTTCACAAGTATGGCAAAGAGAGGGTTTACGTGTCGATTTTGGGTACGAAGATTCAGACAATTTTTCCAAATATCTCGTCAGTGTGCGAGGCATTGCAAGAATTGCACATTCAATTTACTTACCTACAGGTATTGTTAAGGGTTCGTTCTCAACTGCTAAAACAGCACTTGAAACATCTTAATATAGTTTAATTGATTGATTTAAAAAGGGCAACAAATTAGTTGTCCTTTTTTTTTATCTTTACATTGAACAAAAATTTAATTATCATGAAAGTAAAACTGAAAACAGAATTATTAAAGGATGGTGTAACATACGACAAAGGTTGTGTTATGGACGTTTCTGATGCTAATGCAGAAGTATGGATTGCTAAGGGTTGGGCCTCTAAAGAGGAAAAAGGTAAAAAGGAAACAAAAGAATTGAAACAAGATAAAGAGACTAAATAATGGTAAGCGTACAGATTGATTCTACTACCGGTAGTGAATTGGTATCTACTTCTGAAATAAAAGATTATGCAAGAATCGAGACCACTAGCGATGATACTTTAATTGGTATTTTGAATACTGCGGCTAGGACTGCATGTGAAGATTATATCAATAGAGATATCGTAGCTAAAACAAGAACTTATTTCAGAAGTCATATACCTGAGAAGGGTGGTAATTATGATGGTCTTTACGCTGACAGATATAAAATTGTTTTACCATATGCCCCAATAAATGCTATAACTAGCGTGCAAACTCAAGAGAGTGATGGCTCCTTGAAAACCGCAAGCTTTGATACCTATGGCTTCGATGATAAATATATCATTTTAACGGGCCTACCTAACGAAGATATAAAAATAGTATATACGACTACAGGACTAACAGATAGTGCCTTAAAACTCGCTATATTGCAACTAGCGACCACGTATTATGATAATAGGACAGACTTTGTAACAGGAACAATCGTATCTGAAATCCCAACCAATATTAAAAGGATATTGGACCCTTTCAAATTTATAAGCGACATTTAAAATGAATATCGGTGAATTTAGAGATAGAGTAACGGTCAAAAGGCTAACTAAATCTGCAGACGGATTTGGGGGATTCACATCTTCACAATCTACGGTTGCAACTATTTGGGCTAAATTAATTTTTACAGATGGTGATATGTCCTTTGAAAATGATAAAAGACAGTTAAACAAGGGGATTGAATTAACAATTAGAAAGAATACTGCTACTGCTAATATACAAGTTGGTGACGTACTTTTCCCAGAGAGAGACAATAATCAGTATAGAATCAATACAATTTTAGAATTAGATTTGTATTATTTTAGCGTTAAAGGAAATAGAACAGCATAATGAGAATAGGAAATACATCTTCTCAAGTTCAAAAATTAAAAAGGGAACTAAACCAAAAAACTAATTTATTAGATGAAAATCTTTTTAAAGCTTTAAATGGTTTTAGTTTAGTCTTTTCTGCTTTAGCAAACTCTAACTTAGGTGCTAAGAACTTTAATCTTACGGGAAAGGTGGAGCCTTTTTTATCTAAAAGAAATCTTACAGGCGGTGCTCAAGTTGATGAATTATATGGAGCCTTTCTTGAATTTGGTACAAGAAGTCAAGTAAATGTTCCAAGTGAGTTCGCCAATATAGCAAAACAATATAAAGGCGTTAAGTTTCAAAGTGGTGCAAGCTTCAAAGAATCTATTGAAAGGTGGATTGTAACAAAGCTTGGTAAGACGGAAGAAGAAGCAAAACAAATATCTTTTCCAATCATGATGAAAATATTAAAAGTTGGAACAAAACCTCAGCCATATATGTTTCCTGCTTTCAAAATAGCATTAAAAGATTTAAATAGAAACATTAGAAAAGAAATAAAAAATACAACTAAATGAAAGAGCCGGCACACTTTGTTAGAAGAGGTTTGTTTAATGTTTTAAATGGCAACATCTCGCACGATGGAAGCAATGTACCTGTATATAATGCTGTGCCAAATAATGCAACTTACCCTTATATAGTAATTTACTCTGTCAGTACAAATCAGATTGAAGATAATATAAGCAATTATATTGCAGATGTTTCTACAAGAATTGAAGTTGTAACAAGATTTGCAGATGG